ATCCTTTTCCAACACTGCTTTTGTTGAACTGAAGAAAGATTGATACAACAGGAAATTTAGTCTGCTCTTGAAGATCTTCTGCGGCTTTTCTAACTGTCGCAGCTCTGTCTGCTAAACTGAGTGCATCAGAAGAAATTATCCAAAAAGAAACCAGTCGATTATTTTCTTGCTTACTTTTGTCTTCACGCTTTAAGACTGAATAAGCTTTTGGTTCACCTATTTGTCTTACAAATTCGGTTTTCTCAAGACTTTTTTGGCCCGGCTGCATTTCGTCTTTAACGACAGTATTTCCTCTTTTTTCTGGTGTGGGAATTATTGCTGTTGAAAGAGTGGTTAATATAAGTAATGACAATATATACCATGAGATTCCCAAGGTTATATTTTTTACTTTTTCAGCTGGATGTTGATCTTTTCTTTTGTTATACAGCCTTTTTGCTATCAGAAATGCTACAAAAAAACTTGCCAAGAACATTAAGGTCCCAAAAGCTTCCATACTTAACTCCATAGTAAAAGAGGTTTTTTAGCTAACACTTAGTTACATCTGTAGGATTAATCTTAAGGTTATCTTAACTGATTGTCACTACCAAGAGTTGCGGTCACAAAAAATTGTGTAGCAAGCCATACAATTGGATATAGGTGAAACAGTGCAGTTATAAACTGACCATAGCGGAACCCCTTCACAGGAGAACCGCCACATGGCACAGGATTATCACCACGGCGTGCGCGTTGAGGAAATCAACGAGGGCACCCGAACCATCACCACCGTCAGCACCGCGATTGTCGGGCTGGTCTGCACCGGCGACGACGCCGACGCGGCCACCTTCCCGCTTAACCGCCCGGTGCTGTTAACCGACGTACTCACCGCAAGCGGCAAGGCCGGGGAATCCGGTACGCTGGCCCGCTCACTGGACGCCATCGCCGATCAGTCAAAACCCGTCACCGTCGTTGTGCGCGTGCCGCAGGGCGAAACCGAAGCGGAAACCACCGCTAACATCATCGGCGGCGTGACCGACGGCCAGCGCACCGGCATGAAGGCGCTACTGGCTGCGCAGTCCGTCTGCGGCGTAAAGCCCCGCATTCTGGGCGTACCGGGGCACGACACAAAAGCCGTTGCCACCGAACTGCTGAGCGTGGCGCAGAGCCTGCGCGGCTTTGCCTACCTGTCCGCGTATGGCTGCAAGAGCGTTGAAGAGGCGATTGCCTATCGCAGCAACTTCAGCCAGCGAGAAGGGATGCTGATCTGGCCTGACTTCATCAATTTTGACACCGTGCTGAAGGCGGACGCGACGGCATACGCCACCGCCCGCGCGCTGGGCCTGCGCGCCAGAATCGACGAGCAGACTGGCTGGCATAAATCCCTGTCAAACGTCGGCGTGAACGGCGTTACCGGCATTTCAAAAGACGTCTTCTGGGACCTGCAGGATCCAGCCACTGATGCGGGCCTGCTGAACCAGAACGATGTGACCACGCTGATTCGTAAAGACGGCTTCCGCTTCTGGGGTTCCCGCTGCCTCAGTGATGACCCGCTCTTTCAGTTTGAGTGTTACACCCGCACCGCGCAGGTGCTCATGGACACGATGGCAGAAGCGCAGATGTGGTCCGTTGACGGCGCGCTGAACCCGTCACTGGCCCGTGACATCATCGAGAGCATCCGCGCGAAGCTGCGCAGCCTGGTGAATCAGGGCTATCTGATTGGCGCGGACTGCTGGCTGGACGAGAGCGTGAACGACAAGGACACGCTTAAGGCGGGCAAGCTGCTGATCGATTACGACTACACGCCGGTGCCGCCACTGGAAAACCTGCTGCTGCGCCAGCGCATCACTGACCAGTACCTGGTCGATTTCAACAGCCGCGTCAGCGCATAAGGAGACGGAAAGATGGCATTACCCCGCAAACTCAAGCACCTGAACATGTTCAACGCTGGCAACAACTGGCAGGGGCTGGTTGAGTCCGTGACGCTACCGAAATTCACCCGCAAGTTTGAGAAGTATCGCGGCGGTGGCATGGCCGGTGCTGTGGACATTGACATGGGCCTGGATGATGGCGCGCTGGACACGGAATTCACCATTGGTGGCACCGAATCGCAGCTGTTTAAGCAGATGGGTACCACCACCGTGGACGGCATTCAGCTGCGCTTTACCGGCTCCATTCAGCGCGACGACACCGGCGAAGTGCAGGCGGTCGAGCTGGTCACGCGCGGACGCTATAAGGAGCTGGATTCCGGCGAATGGAAAACCGGTGAATCCAGCACCACCAAAGTGTCCGGCACCAACAGTTACGCAAAGCTGACCATCAACGGCGAAGTGCTCTATGAGTGCGATCTGGTAAACATGATCGAAATCGTGGACGGCAAAGACCTGATGGAAGCGCACCGCAACGCGCTAGGCCTGTAATAACCCCGGCAGGCGCTGCGCCTGCCGCTTATCTCTCTTTTTAACGGGATCAAATCATGACTGACAAAACTACGCCAAATGAAAAAGTCGTTGAGCTGGACACCCCAATCCTGCGCGGCAATACAGAAATCACCTCCATCACCGTGCGCAAACCGCAGTCCGGTGCGCTGCGCGGCACCCGCCTGCAGGCGCTGCTGGACATGGACGTGAACGCACTGATCACCGTGCTGCCACGTATCACCACCCCGGCGCTGACAACGCAGGAAATTAACGAAATGGACCCCGCCGATCTGGTGAGCCTGTCGGTAGAGGTGGTCACTTTTTTGCTGAAGAAGTCGGTCCTGTCGGATTTAGCGACGGCCTGACGGTTGACGATCTGGTGGCGGACATCGCCACCGTCTTTCACTGGCCGCCCTCCGTGACCGAGTCCATGACGCTGACAGAGGTTCTTGAGTGGCGGCACAAAGCAATCCTGCGACACAGGGCCAGCGATGAGTGATAAAAAACTGCGTTTGCAGGTTGTACTGGGCGCGGTCGATAAGCTGACGCGCCCCTTCCGCAACGCCCGCGACAGCACGCGAGAGCTGGCTGGCACACTGCGCGACACGCGCAACACCCTCAAGGCGCTGGACGCACAGGCCGGGCGCATTGACGGCTTTCGCAAGACCCGCTCACAACTTGCCATCACCGCAAATAACCTGAAGGCCGCGCGTGAAGAAGCGGCGCGGCTGGCCGTGCAGTTTACGGAAACAAACAAACCCACAGCGGCACAGGCCCGCGTGCTTGAGCAGGCAAAAAACCGCGCCAGCCAGCTGCAGCAGACTTACAACGGCCTGCGCCTGTCGGTGCAGCGTCAGCGTGAGGCGCTGGGTGCTGCCGGTATCGACACGAAGAAACTGAGTCAGGCACAGCGCGAACTTAAAAGTCAGTCAGACGAGGCGCGCGCCGCCATTGACCGGCAGCAGCAGTCGCTTAAAAAGCTGGGAGAACGGCAGGCAAAGCTGAGCGCGGTTCGTGAGCGATATTCCCGATCGCTGGAGGTGCGCGATCGCGTGGCCGGTGCCGGTGCGGCAACGTCTGCCGCCGGGCTGGCAATGGGCACGCCGGTGCTGGCCGCTGTGAAATCTTCAGCGGCAATGGAAGACGCCATGAAGGGTGTGGCAAAGCAGGTTAACGGGCTGCGCGACAACAACGGAAACCGCACGAAGCAATTCTATGACATGCAGGCCGCCATCAAGGCCGCTAGTGAGCAGCTGCCGATGGAAAACGGCGCGATAGATTACGCCGCGCTGGTTGAGGGCGGCGCACGCATGGGCGTGACTAACCAGAACGATTCTTATGAGGACCAGAAGCGCGACCTGATGGCCTTCGCCACCACAGCGGCGAAAGCATCTACCGCGTTTGAGCTGCCCGCCGGTGAGCTGGCCGAAGGGCTGGGCAAGATTGCGCAGTTGTACAAAATCCCCACGCGCAACATCGAGCAACTGGGCGACGCGCTGAACTACCTGGACGATAACGCCATGTCCAAAGGTTCAGACATCATCGATGTGCTGCAGCGCATGGGCGGCGTGGCTGACAGGCTGGACTACCGCAAAGCGGCCGCGCTTGGTTCGACCTTCCTCAGCCTGGGCGCGACGTCGGAAACCGCCGCCAGTGCAGCGAATGCCATGGTGCGAGAGCTGTCCGTAGCCACCATGCAGAGCGACCGCTTCATGGATGGCATGGATCTGCTGAAACTGGACCCGGCGAAGATTGAAAAGCAGATGACCTCGGACGCAATGGGAACAATCCAGCGCGTGCTGGAAAAGGTCAACAACCTGCCTAAAGACAAACGCCTGACCGCTATGACGATGGTATTCGGCAAGGAGTACGGCAAGGACGCGGCCAAACTTGCTAACAACATGCCGGAGCTGAGGCGACAGCTGCAGCTGACGCAGGGTGACGGGGCGAAAGGCTCCATGCAGAAAGAGTCAGACATCAATAAGGACTCGCTTTCTGCACAGTGGATGCTGACCAAAACCGGCGTATCTAACACCATGAGCGGCCTGGGCGACTCCCTTCGCACGCCGCTGATGGACATCATGAACATGGTGAAAAAAGTCACCGGCGTGACCCGCCGCTGGGTGGAAAATAACAAGGAACTGGCGGGCACTCTGGTAAAAGCGGCAGTAGTTATATCGGTGATTGTGCTGGCGCTGGGTACGCTCATGATCGGCCTTGCAGCGGTGCTGGGACCGATGGTGCTGCTTCGACTCAGCTTTAACGTGCTGGGGATAAAAGCATTCAGCGCCTTCGGGCTGATTAAAAGCGCCATCGGTATCGTGGGGAACGGCGTGCTGTGGCTGGGGCGGCTGATGTTCGCAAACCCGATTCTGGCCGTTATCGGGCTGATTGCCGCCGGGGCGCTGCTTATCTGGCAGAACTGGGACACGCTGGGACCGAAACTTGCCGCCATGTGGGACGCTATCAGCACGAAGGTCAGCAGCATCTGGACCGCGATCCGCACCTACATCAGCACAAAGTGGGGGGAGATTGTTTCCGACGCGAAGGCGCTGCCCGCGCGTTTTCAGGAAGCAGGTTCACAGATGATTGACGGCCTGATGGCGGGTATCAGCCAGAAATGGGATGCGATTAAAAATAAGCTGTCGTCATTGACCGACTACCTGCCGGACTTTCTGAAGCCGGGCGGCGATAAGACAGGCGGTCCGCAGTTGCCGCGACCGGCAACAGTAAAAACGGGCGGAGGTGTATCCCTGCCGCCGGGTGGGTTCCCCGGATTTGCGGGAATGTACGACAGCGGCGGCTTTATTCCGTCCGGGCAGTTCGGCGTTTCCGGTGAAAACGGGCCGGAACTGGTCAGCGGTCCGGCGAACGTGACCAGCCGCCGGAGCACTGCACGGCTGGCAGCACTGGCGGCGCTGACGCTGGGTGGTGCCGGAGCGACGGCGGAGACTAAGCCGCTGCACCCGCTCAGCCTGCCAGTTCAGGCGTACCGGCAGGAAGCACCGCGCATGAGTGGCGGAGCTACACGGGGAGCTGCGCCGCAGATTCACGCCTCCTTCACCATCGTGCAGCAGCCAGGAGAGAGCCAGCAGGATCTGGTTGATGAGGTGATGCGCAGGATAGAGGCAAAAGAGCGGCAGGCGCAGGCCCGCGCCCGCAGCAGTTACCGGGACAGGGGAGGATTTGAGGAATGATGATGACGCTGGGCTTATTTGTTTTCATGCTGA